CAGATACTGCTAACTGTACTATTGGTCAAATCACAGCAGCAGTAAACGGAACTATTCATGCGGCATCTATGACATGTTTAGAAACACCTACTACTGGTGAACCAGACATTGATGTATATGGAGCTACTGAAGCAACAGGTGCAGAAGATGCAGTTGTAACAGGTTTAACAGAAACTAAACTTTTAGATACTGGTGCAGATTGGACTGGCATTTTAGGCGCAAGAGGATTCCAAACTATGCCTTCTGCTGATCATTACTTATATTTAGTAACTTCAGGCGGAGCTGACACAGGCGTTTATGCAAGTGGTAAATTTTTATTAAAATTTTACGGCACACCAGCATAAGTAAATTAACATTAAGTGAGGTGTAAAAGCCTCACTTTTTATAAAGGATAAAACTATGGCAGGATATTCAGACGTAAAGTCTACATTTATATCAGATACTGTTGCAGCAGACCCTAATGGTTATTCAGCTTCAGCAGCTGTTGGTGATGGCGCGGCATTAACAATTGGAGGCGCTTTAGCTTCTGGTGGTTCCGTAACCAATAGTTCTGGAAGATTAACTGTAATTGTGTCGGCTGGCGATGATTCAGGTATATCATTTACTGTTGTTGGCACTGATGTAACTAGTGCAGCAATGACAGAAACAATTACTGGAGCAGACACAGGCACTGCTACAGGAAGTAAATATTTTAAAACAATCACTTCTATAACAGCTGTTGGAGACCCAGCAGGAAACGTAGAAGCAGGAACTGCGGCTGATGCAGCAGATGTTGTATTTGCAGGCCCAACAAGATTAAAGGGAGCAAATATGGTTAATGATGCAGCAGCAGGAACAGTTGAGTTTGTTGATACTTCAGATGCTTCGGCTATCGGTTCAGCAAGCACTTCATTAAAAGTTGGCACTGTAGCTTCAGCTACTGCTATCAGAGACATGACAATTCCTGATGAAGGATTAAGATTTAAAAATGGTTGCTTTGTTAAGTTTACTGTAGGTAAATGCGAAAGTATAACTACATTCCAAGCTTAGCATGGAAGAAGCAAACATTGATATAAAAAATAAACTTGATATTGTGGAACTCAAGGGTGAAATAAAATTACTGCGTCAAGAAGTTGATACAGTAAAAAATAATCACATTTGGCATTTACAAAAATCAATAGACGGTATTAATAAAGTATTATGGACTGTAGGGTTTATGGTTCTTGCTCAATTTCTTTGGGTTATTAAAACTGTTATAATGGGATAGGAGACTAGTATGGCTACCTCTGGTACTTATACTTTTAATCTTGATACTGGTGAAATAATACAGGAAGCTTATGAGCGTTGTGGTATAGAAACCAAAAGCGGTTATGATTTAAAAACTGCTAGACGCTCATTAAACTTATTATTAACTAAATGGGTTAATGATGGTGTAAATTTATTTACATTAGATTTAGAAACAACTGATATGACAAAAGACCAAGGTCATATTACATTTAATTCAACATCACATTTAGATGTGCTTGATGCAGCAATTAGAGATAACTCTAATACTTCAGATACTTCAGATATTATTTTAGAAAGAATTAGCATGGATGAATATCTTGCTATACCAAGTAAATTAAATACAGGTAAACCTGTACAATATGCAGTAGAAAGAAACTCTCAATTTACATCTTCAACTTCAGCAACTCATAAAGTTTATTTATGGCCTATACCAGACCAAACATATTATCAATTTTTAAGTTGGAGTATTAAATATCCTCAAGATGTATCTGCGACATACACACAAAATCCAGATATACCTAGAAGATATTTACCAGCATTAATAAGTGGTTTAGCTGTAGAGTTAGCTATTAAAAAAGTACCAGATAGACTTGCAGTGTTAAAACCATTGTATGATCAAGATTGGGAAAAAGCCAGAGAAGAAGATAGAGAAAGAGTTAGTTTTCACGTTCAACCACAGGTTTACTAATGGCTAGATATTCTGCTGGTAAGAAAGCATATTTTATTGATGACCGTTCAGGTTTTAAAGTTAAATATAAAAATGCACGAACAGAGTGGACAGGTAGTCGTGTTTACAAAGGCGACTTTGAATCCAAACATCCACAATTAGAACCACAAAAATATTTAAAGAAAACTAGAGCAGACCTTTTATTTAAGCCAAGACCTGATAACGACAATAAAAATCAAACTACAACTTTTAGAGCAGGGCCATTATTTAAAAACTTTGCTGCTAAAATGGGTACGTTTATTGGTGAAGTATCATTAAACGTTTCAGAAGATTCTCCAGGTTTTAGCGCAACAGCATCTCAAGGTACTCCTTCATATACAGCTCAAACTAATCCATCAGGAATAGCTGGCACTTCAGCACAAGGCACTATAGCTGCAACGGCTATAACCAATCCTACAGGAATAGCAGCAACTTCTGGTCAAGGGGGGCTTCAATTTAATCTAACTGAGAATGCAGCTGGTCAAGCAGGTACTTCAGCACAAGGTTCATTAATCTTTAGTGCTACAGAAAATGCAGTAGGTATTGCAGCAACATCAGCTCAAGGTACAGTTGATCCTCAATTAGTAGTATCAATAAGTGGGTTGCAAATGACTGCTGGACGTGGTACAATATCAATAGGACAGCCTGGATGGGGTAATAATCCTTATGGCTTAGGAACATGGAACAATTAATATGGGATTAACTTACGTACAACTAAAACAAGCTATTCAGGATTGGTCTGAAAATGACGCATCTGAATTTACTACAGCGACTGGCTCTGGTAAAGCGCCGATTGACCTATGTATAGAATTAGCTGAAGACAGAATACAAAGAGAATCAGACCTTAATTATCATCGAAAAACTACCACTATTTTAGTAACTGCAAATACAAATACAACTGCTGTTCCTCAAGATGTTTATGTTACAAGATATATGAAGCTACAAACAGGTGAGTTTTTAGAAGAAAAAGACGATACATTTATAAGAGAATATACACAAAATAGTGCAACTACAGGTACTCCTAAGTTTTTTGGATACACTAGTACAGGCGCTGCTTACTCTTCAAGCAATAGGCGAGTAAATTATTTATTTGGCCCTGTTCCTAGTGTTGACACTACGCTAGAAATAGGTTATACTATTAAACCAGCAGGATTAAGTTCTACCAACGCAAATACTTACGTTGGAGATTTTGCTCCTGATGTCATATTATATGCTAGTCTTGTAGAAGCTAGTATATTTATGAAAGACACAGGCGAGAAATTGCAAAGATATCAAGGTCTATATGACCGTTCTTTACAAACATTTCTAGCCCAAGAACAACTAAGAAAACGAACTGACGAGTTCATAAAAGGTGAAATAAAAGGATAAGATATGGGATTAACATCAGCACTTTGCAGCACTTTTAAAAAAGAACTATTGGAAGGCGATCATGACTTCAACAATGGAGCTGATGCTTTCAAAATAGCCTTATTTAAAGCTAACGCAAGCATAACAGGAACACATGGAGCGGCTACTACAAACTACTCTGACATGACTGGCGCATCCGACGAACTAGCTGCAACAGGAAATTATAGTTCAGGTGGAAATACATTAACAAATGTAGACCCAAGTGTTTCAGGCACAACAGCACTTACAGATTTTGCAGATACTTCATGGACTTCTGCAACATTTACAACTCGTGGTGCATTAATTTATAATTCAAACGATTCAAACTCAGCAGTAATGGTAATTGATTTTGGTGGAGACTATACAGTAACAGGGGGCACATTTACTATTGCATTCCCAACTGCAGACGCATCAAACGCAATTATTAGAATTGCATAAACGATAAACTATGTCAAAATATTATAACGCTTATTCTAGACAAGATGGGGACTCTCCAAAACAAAGAAAGGCACCTGACAATTATAATAGAGCAGTAAATAAAGGACGTAAAAAAAGCTTAGAAAAAAGTCCTATAAAACAATTTGCTCAAAAAGTGTTAAGTGCTACGGGTTTACCTATGTATCTAAAAGAAGAAACTTATAAAGAAAACGTAGCAAAAAGTCGTAAAAAAAGAAAAAAGGATTAAACTATGGCATCAACATGGAGTAATTTAGGTTTAAGGTTAATGACCACAGGGGAAAACGATGGAACCTGGGGTGCACAAACCAACGACAACTTAAATAGAATAGAAGATGCAATTAGTGGTTACGCTACTATAGCTGTATCAGGAAATGTTTCTTTAACTTTTACTACACAACCAACATCTTATGCAGATGAAAATGGTCGTAATAAAATTTTAGTATTTACAGGTACACCAGGCGCAACTAAAACAATTACTTTACCAGATATAGAAGCTCATTACTTTGTACAAAATGATACAGATTCTAGTTTGACTTTTCAATCAGGTACAAACGCGGTTACTTATACATTACCTTCAGGAAGAGACACAGCAATATTTGTTGATGGTTCTGATGAAGTATTTAATGCATTAGCTAACTTAGATGTAACAACTGTTAATGGGATTGACCCATCAACAAGTGCAACAAAGGGATTTGCCACTGCAATGGCAATTGCCTTATAATTTAGGAGGAATAAAATATGGCAGATTCAGCAAGTGTAACTATTACAGCTACAGTATTGCCTGATGAAATAGCTAAAACTATAAGTGGTTCAATGACATTAGCACCAAGCGATGCGAACGACAAATGGTATTACAAGTTAACAGCTTGTACAGCAACAAGCACTGACTTGATAGCG